GGAATCTCTGCTTTCTCTTATGCTGGTCGTTTGATTGACAACGAAGGAAGAGTCGTTACTAAAGGCGTTTCTCTTCTTGCAACAAACTCTTCATCCCAAGGCGGAACAGCAATTGAAAGTTCTGACTCTGTAAGAAAGTATGCACCACAGATTTACGCTTCACAAAACAGAGCGGTAACTGCTGCTGATTATGAAGCAGTTGTTCCTCAGGTTTACCCTGAAGCAGAATCGGTTTCTGCTTTTGGTGGTGAAGAACTTGATCCTCCATCTTACGGAAAGGTTTTCATCAGCATCAAACCTTACAACGGTGTTTATCTCTCTGCTGACATCAAGAGAAACCTTCAAGCAGCATTGAGACAGTATTCTGTTGCTGGTATTGTTACTGAGATCATCGACCTCAAGTATCTTTATCTTGAGGCAGACAGTCGTGTTTATTACAATTCTAACCTTGCATCTTCTGCAAGTGCAATCAAATCGGTTGTAAGTCAAAACATTGTCAATTATGCCAACTCGTCTCAACTGAACCAGTTTGGTGCACGCTTCAAGTATTCAAAGTTCCAGAATGTTATTGACAGCAGTCACGAAGCGGTAACATCAAACATTACCAACATTGCCATGAGAAGAGATATGGCTGCTCAGTTGAACACATTTGCTGAGTATGAGATCTGTTATGGAAACAGATTCCACATCAAGAACCATGGTCACAACGCTGTTTATGACGGTAAGATTATTGGTTACAACATCAAGTCTTCTGGTTTCAAAGTAAGTGGAATCAGTGAGACTGTTTATCTTGGTGACTCACCAAACATGGATCAAAAGACAGGGACCATCTTCCTGTTTAAACTGAGATCAGCAACTGAACCAGTTATTTTGAAGAAAGGGATTGGAACCATTGATTACATCAAAGGTGAGATCAAACTCAATCCAATCAAGATTCTTTCAACTGTTGTCAGCAAAGGTAATCAACCCATCATTGAAATCTCGGCAACTCCTTTCTCAAATGATGTCATTGGTCTCCAAGATCTTTATCTTCAACTGGATAACACCAAGACAACAATCAATATGGTTCTTGATGGAATTGATTCTGGCGACGATGTTTCTGGAAGCAATTACATCGTCTCGTCCAGTTACAGTAATGGAAGTCTGATTAGGGGACCAATCCAAGTTGAAACGACAACTTCAACAACAACGACAACCACGACTGCGACCACAACAACAGTTACGACGACAGGATCTTCAGCAAGTTCCTCCTCAACGTCCTACTAAAAACCATAGTAAATAATAACACAAGAACCTTTAACTAGGAAATGGCAGTCGATAGAGTAAGGATTCAGGATATCATCGAGAACCAACTCCCCACTTATGTGAGGGAGGATTTTCCTTTGCTTGGAGAGTTCTTAAAACAATATTACTTGTCCCAGGAAGTTGATGGGGCAGCATATGATTTGGTTCAAAATCTGGACCAGTATATCAAGGTTGATGAGTTGTTTGATCTGACAACCACAACGGTTCTTGCTTCTAACGTTTCTTACACAGACCAGACCATCACTGCCGATGTTTCTGGTAACTTCACTTACGGTTTCCCCGAAACAAACGGTCTGATTCAAATTGATGACGAAATCATCTTTTATGAGTCCAAGACAGATTCGACGTTTGAGGGGTGCAGAAGGGGTTTCAGCGGCGTTACAGATTACGTTGGGTCTAACACCCCCGACCAGCTGTTATTTGAAGAAACAGAGGCAGACAAGCACACTGCAGGCGCAACGATCACGAACCTGAGTGTTCTGTTCCTGCAAGAGTTCTTCAAAAAGATTAAGTATCAGTTTGCTCCAGGATTCACCGAAAGATCTCTTTTCTCTGGACTGGATCAAAGAAACTTTATTTTCGGTCTCGACAGTTTCTATAATTCAAAAGGAACAGAAGAGTCTTACAAGATTCTGTTCGGAGCACTTTATGGTGTTGCTGTTGATGTCATTCGTCCAAGTGAATTTCTTCTTCGTCCTTCCAACGCTGATTATAAGGTAACTCGTGATTACATCGTCGAAACCATTCAGGGCAACCCACTTGACCTCCTGAACCTGACACTGTTCCAAAAGTCAACAGATGCCAGAGGTTCTGTCAGTAATGTTGTTCCCATTGATTACGATCAAGGACAATATTATCAGATTAGTCTTGACGCTGGTTTCGACAGAGACGTTGAGGTTCAGGGTACCATCTTTGGTGAGTTCAAAGTCAACCCCAAGACCAAACTGCTCAACACTGTCTCCGCAGGTTCAACGATCCTCGACGTTGACTCGACCGTTGACTTCCCCGTCAAAGGTGATCTGGTAACCACAGACTTGGATGACAACATTATCAACCTGTCTTATGACGGCAAGTCATCGACTCAACTTCTGAATGTGACTGGTGTTGATTATCAAATCAACGAGAAGACCGACATTCGTTTTGATGATTATTCTTATGGTTACGTTGGAATTAACACTTCAAATGAAATTAGAGTTCGCATTGCTGCTTCTCTGAAAGATTTCCAACCTCAGTCTGGGAATTATGGTTATCTTGCAGGAGACACTGCGGAAATTCAATCTCTTGGTTATGAGTCTTCAACCAAACTTTCGAAGAACTGGTTCCACAATAACAAGACCAGTTGGACTGTTGCAAGCGTAAGTCTGGTTGACTCGACAACTAACTCTTACGAAATTGAAACGTTTGACCCACACGAACTCAAGCCAGGTTATTCACTCAACCTAATCAACACAGTTGGTGGACAAATTGTTGGTGCAACTGTTCTGAGAACAACAGGAGCAAAGTCCGTTATTGCGAGACTGACTGGAGTTATTGATGTCAACTCTTCTTACACACTTGAGCAGCAGATTCTGAAGGGAAGATCAGCATCTTACACTCAACTGAATGATTTTTATGCCAACGTTCAGAACACTTACACTAAGTTCAATGGTGATCTGTTGGTTGCTTCGAACTCAATTGCAAGATATGTAAACCTCGAAACTAATCCTGATTCCAAAATCAGAACTTTCAGTGGTTCGTTCAGCAACACTTACACCATTACGATTCCTAACCACGGTTTCTACACTGGACAAACTGTTTATTATCAACCAGGAATTACTAAGACAACCACAACGACTCCCGATGGAATCAAGGTTGTAACAGAAACAGAAAGTAAGTTTGCAAGCGTTAGTGCTGGTCCTTTCTACATCAAGAGAGTTGATGTAAACACAATCAGTCTGGCAAAGAGCAGATCTGACATCTATGCCGACAAACTCGTTCTTCTGAATGGTGACGTTGAAAATAACACTCTGACTCTGTTTGAGTTTTACGGCAAGACCGTTAGACCTCAGGCACTTTACAGAGAGTTCACTACTCCAACAGACGAAAGCAAAGTCCATGTGACACAAGATGGTCACATCGGAATGCTTCTCAATGGTGTTGAAATTATCAACTATAAGTCAAGAGACAGTGTTCGTTATGGTGAAATTCAATCCATCGACGTTGACAGTGGTGGTAAGGATTATGACGTAATCAACCCACCAGTTCTTCACATCGCCGATGATGTTGGTGTGGGAGCAACAGGAACTTGTGCCGTCACTGGTTCTCTGAGCAGAATCGAAATCATCGATCCTGGTTTTGATTATCAGGACACACCTGTCATCACCATTTTGGGTGGCAACGGAACAGGTGCTGAAGCAAAAGCCAACATGACATCTGTTGAGCATTATGTTTCTTTCATTGCTGATCCTGGTTCAACTGATGTCAATCTAACTAACAATACAATTGGTTTCTCAACTTTCCACAAGTTCAGAGACAATGAAAAAGTAACTTACATCACCGACACTCAAACCGCTGTTGGTGGAATCAGCACAGGTGCACAATATCACGTCGGTGTTGTTAATGCCTCAACAATCAAACTGTATAACACTGAACTCGATGCTGTCAGTGGTGTCAACACGGTTTCGTTGACCTCTAATGGTTCTGGAACACATCGTCTCAAGTCAACCTCACTGAAGAGAATCATCTCGAACATTGTTGTTCCCTCCAGTGGTAGTGGTTATTCTAACAATCAACAGAACATCCCCACCGTTGCTGGTGTCAGCACTGCTCTGAACCAGTTCAACATTCCAAACCATGGGTTCAACAACAAGGAAATTGTCAAGTTCACTCCAACTGGCGATGGAGTTCTTGGTCTTTCCTCGACCAGAGAATATTATGTTCACAAAGTAAACAACAACTCCTTCTCTGTCAGTGAAGTTGGAGTTGGTTCGACTGCTGTTGATTACTTCTATAATAACAATCTTTACGTCGATGTCCAGAGCGCAGGAACTGGTTCATTCAACTACAGACCAATCACCGTTACTGTTCAAGGTGTAACTGGCGTTTCGACTCTGACTGGTCAAGACTTCAATGCTGTTGTTCAACCAGTCTTCAGAGGATCCATCAGTTCGTTCAGTGTTTCGGCAACTGGTGTTGGTTATGGTTCTTCTGATATTATCAACTTTGACAGACAACCAACCATCACATTTGTAAGTGGTGCTCAGGCATCTGTTACTCCCGTAATCAGCAACGGTAAGATTGTTGAAGTCGTTGTCAATAACAAAGGTTATGGTTACAACTCACCACCAAATCTGACCATCAACAGCAATGATGGGAACTTTGCTGTTCTGACTCCAGTTATTGGTAACGGACAACTCCTGGAAGTTAAGGTCATCAAAGGTGGTGCTGGTTATTCTGCTTCTGACACATCAATCACAGTCACCCCAGCAGGAAGTCAAGCAAGAGCAATTGCAAACATCAGAAACTGGACAGTCAACCTGTTCCAAGAAAATTATGCAAACTTGGAATCTGATGACGGAATCATCACACAAAACATTGACAACTCAACTCTTCAGTACTCTCACCTTTATGCTCCTCGTCCTCTGAGAGAGTCCGTCTATTCAATCAGTGGAACGGATGCTGATAATAATGTTTATGGTGTTGCTGACCTAAGCATTGTTTCTTCCAGTGAAGCAGAGAGCATTTTCCACTCTCCAATCATTGGATGGGCATATGACGGTAACCCAATCTATGGACCTTATGGTTTCGCCAATGCCGACGGAACTGGGGCAATCAGAAGAATGGTTTCCAGTTATGGTTTGGGGAACATTGCCAACCTCGATCAAGGAAACGAACCACCAATCGCATCTTGGCCAAATGGTTTCTTCGTTGAAGACTACATCTACAATGCAAATGGAGACCTTGACGAGCACAACGGAAGATATTGCATCACTCCCGATTATCCAAATGGTGTTTATGCTTACTTCGCAACAATTTCTCAAAACATTGACACCGATGGTCCATTTGAAAATTATAAGAGTCCAGTCTTCCCTTACTTGATTGGTAACACCTATCAATCAAAACCAATTGACTTCAACTTCAAGACGGTTTCAAACCAAACTGCTTATGATGTTGAGGGTCAAGGTTGGTTTAGAGAAACAACCTCTTATCACACTAACAGTCCCAGAAGTCAATATGATTATCTGTTTGACTCTTCTAAAGTTGTCAAGCAACTGGTCGAAGTTACTGCAACCTCAACTGGTGGAATCGAAAGCGTTGGTATTGTAACTGGTGGTACTGGTTATAAGGTCGGTGACAAAGTTGTCTTCAACAACACAGGAACTGGTGGAAAACTCCTCGACGTTAAGGTTGCCAGAGTTGCTGGACAAGAACTTGATACTGTCAGTGTTGCTTCAACTTCATTCTCGAATGTTGAGTTTACAAGAAATACTGTTTATCCAAACAGATTCATTGGTCTGACTTCTGCACCACACAACTTCCTCAACAATGATGTTGTGACCATCAGTGGTGTCTCAACTTATTATGAGGGTTTCGGTGGAAGTTACAACGTTGGTGTTAGAAGTGACAACTTTGTTCTCACACTGGGTGTTGGAACTGCTGGCGCAACTGGCATCGTCACTTACTTCTACGTCTCTGGCGCATTTGACAACTCACACGTCAGAGAGAATGATCTGCTGACCATCGATCAAGAGATCGTTCGTGTTCTGAACATCGATGCGGTCACTGGAAGACTAAGAGTTCGTCGTGAGGAAGAAGGAACCACTGGTCTCGCTTATACCAATGGTGGTGTTCTTTATGAAGATCCCAGAAAGTTCTATGTGAACGTGGGTGTCATTAAGACTGATTACTCCTTCCCCATCAACAGAGAACTGTATTTCGATCCAGCAGAAGCGATCGGTGTTGGAACTGCTCTGGGAACTGGAGTCGGAACGACCATCACATTCGGTGATCCTGGAGTTGGAAGAACAAACATCTTCATTCAACCACAACAGTTCTACTTCCCAAGTCACAAACTGAGACTGAATGATAAGGTTCTTTATGCAACCAATGGTGGTAACTCCATTCAGGTTTGGAACGGAACCGCAGGAACTGCTTACACAAGTTTGAGTCAGTTCTCTCCACTTTATGCTGTTCCTTTCAACGAGAACTTCGTTGGTTTCGGAACAAACAAAGTTGGTCTTGGAACCACTGGTGGTTTTGTCGGTGTCAACACATCAACTGGACTCCTTTACTTCACCTCAGTCGGAACTGGCAACACTCACAGTTTCACAACTGACCTTCTGGGTGTTCTGTCTGGTAAGACCGCAAGAAACATCGTCACGGTCTCCACAGCGTCCACTCACACTCTCCAGAAGGGTGATGCGGTTTACGTCAACATTAAACCAGTTGGCGTCACAACAGTTACTGTTAAGTATGACGATTATAACCGTCGCATTGTCTTTGATCCACAAGACTTTGTTGCTGGCAATGTCAACACAACACTCAACACCATTGAATTCTCCAACAACCCATTCAAACGTGGCGACAAGGTAATTCACACGGCAACTTCACCTTCTGGTGGATTGACTGATGAAGCAATGTATTATGTCATTCCTTATGATGAGACCAAGATTCGTTTGGTCGCTAATAAGTTTGAACTGTCTGCCTTAGATCCAAAGTTTGTCAACCTCACAAGTGCTTCAGCAGGAACACTTTCTAAGATCAACCCTGCTGTTGAGACAACTAAGAATAGAACACTGAAGTTTGATCTGTCTGATTCTTCACTGTCCTTTGTTGTTAACGGAATCACTTATTCCGCATTTGATATGAATCTCTATAGTGATGCGGATTATGCGAACCTGTTCGTTAAGACTCCACTCACCGATTCATTTGAAGTTGTCAAGTCTGGAAGACCTGGCATCGATGCCACTGCTAATCTTCAACTGAAGTTCACGGATGAGATTCCTGATCAACTCTTCTATCGTTTTGATCTTGACAATGAAAATCTTATCACAGATGTCAAGAAAGAAATTGAAATTGATAAGGACGTTCCCAATAACAGTGAACTTAACGTTGAGTTCACAGCGTTTGATGGAAGACACGTTATTACTGGAATTGGAACAACCACATTCCAATATGACATTCCAGAAGTTCCATCGGTCACACAATATAACATCAGCAACTCTCAGTTCACTTATGAGACTAATTCGACCAATGTAACTGGTCCAATTTCTAAACTGAGAATTGATGGTGCAGGTGTTGGATTCAAAGTTCTCCCTGGTGTCACTTCTGTTAGAAGTGCAGAAGGTTCTGGAGCAATTGTAAGACCAGCAAGCACAAAGATTGGATCAATCTTGCAAACCAAGTTCAATAACATTGGTTTTGATTATCCTTCCGACTCCACCCTCAGAGCAGTTTCTAATCTCCCAGAGATCCTGGAAGTCGAATCTCTTGCTTCTTTTGAGAGCATCGGAATCTCTTCTCAAGGTAGAAACTATCTGAGAGCACCAAATCTGGTTGTTATCGATGGATTCACTGATGAAATCGTTGATGGTCTGGATCTTGCTTATGATCTTGGCGATGAGCAAGTCACAATCATCGACAACACCACTGGAATTTACGATGTTCCCCCAAGAATCATTCCAGTCAATAACACCAACGGACTTGGGATTGCCTCTGTCTCTTACAACTCAACCACAAAGATTGTCAGAGCATTTATTGATAGAAACTTCACAACTCCAGAAGCAAGTCAGTTTAATTTCCCAATCGGCGCTAAGGTTCTGGTTGAGAACCTGAGTGTTGGTGTTGGAAGCACTGGTGTTGGTTATAACTCAGCAGATTACGATTACACATTCTTTGAAGTTGTTGGTTTTGATAAGAAACTTGATTCTTCCAAACCTTATGTCGATTACAGTCTTGTCAATCTGATTAAAGAAGGAGAAATTCCAGGTAATCTGGACGAAAACAACTCTTATGGTCGCATCATCAACACACAAGATCTTGCGACTTATAATCCAACTCTCCAAACAAACAACTATTTGGTTGGTGAAAAAGTAACAAACCAAAATGATCTTGTTGGAACTGTCCAGAGATGGAATTCAACAACACAACAGTTGGTCATTTTGTCTGCCAGTGAGTTTGCTGTGGATGACAGAATCACTGGTCGTTCTTCGAACACTCAAAGCGTTGTCAAAACAAAAGTTGATTTTACTTCTGAAATCAACACTGGTGCTGGTTCGACTGTCAATGATGGTTGGCAAACCACTTCTGGTTTCTTGAATGACAACCTGCAAAAACTTCCAAACAATGAATATTATCAGAACTTCTCTTACTCACTGAACTCCACCATTCCTTATGCCACTTGGAATGATCCAGTGAGTGCTCTGGACCACGCAGCAGGTTTTGCTAAGTTTGCCGATTTGGACATCATTTCAAAAGAAGATGTTTCTAGAGCAATCATTCAGACTGAAGATTCCAATGTTGAAAGAATCATCGACATTGTTGGTGAGGCAAGTCTGCATTGTGAATATGATTGGGATCTGGTTTCTGAAGAGACAATCACTGTTGGTAATCAAATCGTTTCAACAGAAGTTCTGTTTGATGACAAACTTGTCAAAGATTATGTTGAGTGTGTTGGAAACAGAGTCATCCCAATCGATGACATCAGTGATCAGTTCAACAGCACACAGAGAACCACACCTTTCGCAATTGTTGAATCGTTCAGTGACAATGAACCTTACACCAAGTTCCTGACTTTCGTAAGAGATGCCAACTTCACAAATGAGAGACAGTTCTCAATTGTTGCTGTTGTTCAAGATGGAACGAACACTTTCATTCAAGAATATGCAACAACTCAGATCAACGATGAACTGGGTTCATTTGATGCAGTTGACACAACTGTTGGTTGGGATCTTTATTATTATCCTCAACAGTTTGCGTTCAATAACTATGACATCTCCACATTGTCGTTCAACATCTTTAGTGACAGTGTAGTTGAGAAAAACGACTTCTTTGGTAACAATGTTTTGGTTGCAAGTGCCACCACTGATGTTGGTGCTGGAACCACAACCACTCTGGTGTCCATCTCAAGCACTTACAGATCCGCTAAGTGTCTGGTGATGACAAGAGACGGAAACGATCAAGCAACTGGAACTGAACTGAATTTGATTCATGATGGAACAGATGTTTACCTGAATGAATTCGGCAATATGATGACCAGTGGTGACGCCGTGTTCAACGGAATCGGAACATTTGGTGCTTCAATCTCTGGTTCAAATATTGTTATTCAATATACTCCAGACTCTGGAGTTGGATCAATGACTGCCAGCACTTCAGTTGTTGCGATTGCATCTTCTGCAACTGGAGTTGGTTCAACAGCAATGGAAACTGCTCTGTTGTCCTCAACTTATTATGAAATCTCTCCCGATGCATCACCAACAGCACAAACTGTTGCTTCTTATGAGGAACCTTATCAGGCAAATTACTTTATCGTTTCAGTTGAAGATGTAACCAACTCAAATTATGAAATGTTTGAGTTTGTCATTTTGAATGATGAAACAACTCAGCATGTTCTTGAGTTTGGAAACATCAGAACGGGTGGCGCAGTTGGAACGGTTGGTATTGCACAAACCGTTGGTGATCGAATCGACCTGACCTTCACTGCAAACACCAGTTCAAACACAACAGTTAGAACGTTCTCTGTTGGTCTCCAACCATTCAACAACAATGGTCAGTCAACGGTCTTTGATAATGGTCTTGTTCAGATTGAAAGTGACAATGAGCGCTATGTTGGAACCAAGGTTGAAGTTACCAGTACCTTTGGACTGAAGTCTGGTGGTCTTGAAATCTTCAGAAGGTCATTCGACGGAAGTGACTCAGCAATTGTTGATGTCAATGATCACACAGTCAGACTGAACAATCACTTCTTTGTCACTGGTGAGAGAGTTGAATATCGTTATGGTGACACTCCAATTGGAATTGTCACAGCGACTGTTCCTGGAATTGGTTCAACTGATCTTCTCCCACAGGATCTTTACGTTGTTAAAACTGGTGCCGATAAACTCAAGTTTGCAACCACTGCTGAGAATGCACTGAAAGCAAACCCAGTTGTTCTGGAACCAAATGTAGTTGGTGTTGGAACATCTCACAGTTTGACTGCATATAACCAGAACGCAAAGGTTATGGTTGCCATTGATAACATGATTCAGTCTCCAATCGCTGAGACCAGAATCTTCTCTGTTCTCAATCAAGACATCGTTCTTGGACCAACTTTGGAGACAACAGGAATAACGTCATTCTATGCAAATGATATCATCAAGGTTGAAGATGAATACATGATCATCACGGGTGTTGGTGGTGACAATCCAACAGACCTTCAGGTTCTGAGAGGTCAGTTGGGAACCATTGCAATTCCACACCAGAGTGGAGTCACCATTCAGAAATTCATCGGTCAATATAACATTACCGACAGCACAATCAACTTCGTTGATGCTGCGAAAGGTAAGACACCTCTGAGCACAACAACTGGAAATCCAAACTACAGAGACTGGACTGGAATCACAACTCACTCCACATTCCAAGGAAGAGCATTCTTCAGACGTGCTCCAGTTGGTTCTTCGAGCGAAACTTATCACAACAACTTTGTCTTTGATGACATTTCGCCCGACTTTAGCGGAATCACCAGTGAGTTTGTTCTGAAGTCTGGTAATGCAACTCAGATTGGTTTCTCCACTGATAATGGAATCGTCCTTTACAACGGTGTCTTCCAACAACCTAACAGCCCAACCGTAATCAACAACTACGGAATGGCAGAAAGTGGCATCACAACAATCACTTTCCAAGGGACTGCGATTCAGGACGGAACCGACATCAACAAGGCAACTCTCCCAGTTAAGGGAAGAATTCTTTCTGTTGGTTCAACTCAAGGATTTGGTTTCCAACCTCTGGTTTCTGCAGGAGGAACGGCAAACGTTTCTGTCGCTGGAACAATTACATCCATCAGCATTGGTAACACTGGATCTGGTTACAGATCTGGAATTCAAACAGTTGTCAATGTTGGTGTTCAAACTTACAGCAACGGAATTCCCAACCTTGAGTTCATTGGAACTGCTGCCATCAGCGGCGGTCACATTGTAAGCATTGCAATCACCAATCCTGGAACTGGTTACACTTCAACTAATCCACCAGAAGTTGTTATTGATTCACCATTCCCCTACACCAACATCCCTCTGATTTACAGCGGAATCACAACCGCAGGTGTTGGAACAGATGCAAAAGTTGACATCATTGTCGGTGGTTCTTCAAGCGTTAGATCTTTCGAGTTCACGCAGTTTGGTTACAACTATGGTGATGGAGACATCCTCACAGTTGCAGTCGGCGGAGCAACTGGAATTCCAACTGACACAACTAAGACTTATGGTGAGTTCCAACTGACTGTTGAAAGTCTTTATGATGATTCTGTCAACATGTGGACTGTTGGTTCTCTCAAGGTTCTTGATCCTCTTGATTCTCTGTTCAACAGTGAGAGAACAAGATTCCCACTTAGTGTTGCTGGAATCACAACTTGGGTCAATCCAGAAGAGGGACGTGGACTTGATCTAAACTATAACCTGTTGGTCTTCATCAATGATATTCTTCAGCAACCCAAGATCGCTTACACCTTCGATGGTGGAAGTCAGATCACTTTTGCTGAAGCACCACAACTCGGTGACTCTTCCAAGATTCTGTTCTATCAAGGAACTTCTGAG